AAGATGACCTTGTGGGTCCCGCGTCCCGGCATCCATTCAGGGTGTATGGACGCCCAGGGGTTGACCCCGGCGGCGGTGTATAGGCACCCTTGCGGGTGACGGGTGTATAGGCACCTGGTCACCAAGACGGCCCTGGGTGGCGCTTGCACACCAGCCCAGGGCCTAGATCCCCTACGGAGGGACCTGACATGAACCTACCCATCCGGGACCCCAGCGCCAGTAGCGAGATAGCCGATGCCGGCTGGAACTCCGGCAGCATGGGCCGGACGCTTTCCGGGTACTCCCCAGCAGTGTTGATCTTGGAGGTTCAGCGCCTGCTTCGCTCCCGTGGCCTGGACGTGGACCCCACCCCGGGGATGCTGCACGTTGCCTCACTGGCCGCTGGTGATCTTCTCCGCGCCCTGGGCGTGCAGCCGCAGACGGCACCAACACGCGACTAGGCGCCAACGACTGTGGCCGGCTCCCGGGGCGTGGGAGCCGGCCACTCTGCTTACGTGGTCTCGTAGGTGATCGACAGCATCAGCTGGTCGCTGCTGGCCCAGCTCCACGGCACCGTGCTGGAGACGTTGCCGGCTTCGCCGACGCAGAAGACGTAGTTCAGATCCCCGCTGTAGGTGATGCAGGTTCCGGATTTGCGGGTCGACGCGGACGAGTCGAAGAACTGGGCTGACCCAACGATGTTGGCGGCGGTGGCGATGAACGGCAGCCGGAAAATGAAGATGTTGTTACCGAAGGTGGTCGATGAGCCGGCGGTCAGCGTGAACCGGTAGTCAACCGTCTTGCCCAGGCGCCGGTAGAGCGCGGCCAGGGTGCCGTTGACGATGGCCGGTGCCGTGCCCAGTCCGGACCACAGGTTCGCGTGGGTGTAGGTGGTCCAGCCGGTGGTGGCGGCGGTCATGAAGTTGGAAACCTCAGTGAGCTTGTCCGCGTCCGGCAGCTCCCCGGCCAGGAAGGTGGGGACGGTGCCCGTGTAGGAGCCCATGGGTTACCTCGCGATCACTGGTGGCCGGTACAGCTGGACGGTGGCTCCGCTGGCGTGTGACTTGACCACACCGTTAATTGATCTTGTGACGGTGAACGTTTGAGTCAGCCCGGTCCCGCTGCACGCCGTGACCCGCATCCGTTCCCCGCCAACGGTGATGTCGAACGGGAACTGGCTGGCGTAGTTGGTGGAGTCGATCCAGCGGACGGTGGTCGAGATGATGTCCACGCCGGTCTCCGTCGCGTCCAGCGCCTCATTGGTGGTGCTGGCACCATCCGCCGCCGGGATCCTGGACAGGTTGCCGGTGGTGTCCGTCTCGGCAACGAACACGTCATAGGGCCTGGCCGGGGTTGCGTTCACCGCGATCGTCCACCGGTGCGATCCCAGCACCTCCGTGAACCCTTGCGCGTGCTGCTCGATGTCGTCGGGCGGCAGCCAGGACGGCACGTTGGTGATCGCGAACCGGTCGCCAACGTCCAGGCTCACGACGTCAGCCGCCAGTGCCGTCTTGGCGGCCTGCTCCATCGCGGTCAGGTCCAGGTTCACGATCGGGTAGCGGGACTCGTCCCAGGTGCCCAGATGCCGGCGCCAGCTGGCCTGCTGGATGCATCGGTCATCGCTGGCCAGGACCAGCTCCACATCTTTGGCGTAGCGGCCAACCCCGTCCGGATCGGCGGTTGGTTCCTGAACATTCAGGGTGCCAGTTTCTTTGACCGCGCGGGCGGAGCCACCTTCGAACCTGGAAACGGTCACGTCGTTGGCGGTGACGTCGGTGTCTTCCACCGGCTCCAGCGGCGGTGCCACTTCCGAACCGGCGGCGTAGTCCAGCTCCAGCACCGGCGCCTGGTTGTAGAGATCGGCGTGGACCCGGTACGCCAAACCCAGGTCGTCACGCGGCTCAAACAGGATCCCGTCGTCAGCGTCCGCCGCGTCATTCAACAGCTCCAGGAACGTTGCTACGCGCTGGATGCCGACCGGTTCGGACTCTGCTGAATCACCCAGGATGGTTAGCGGGATCTCTTCCTCGCCGCACAGCCGCTCGATACGTTCCGCCGCTGCCTCACCTGTGTGGCCAATGCCAGCGGTGTAGGCCTGACCCGCCGAGGTGCTGTTGTGGACGCTCACATGGCAGATCGAGTAGGGCACCCTTGTGCTTTTGACGGTCCCGCTGGCCGTATCAACCCACTGCCCGTTGCTGCCGGGCCGGATGAACGTCGTGCGACCAAGCGTCTTGCTAGACATGGTCTGGGTGTCTAGGAGCACGCCATCGCAGTACAGCTTTCCCTCGACGTCGCTGCCCACCTGTGTCAGCCGGATCTGAATTTCGTGCCAAGCCCCGTCGGACGGCTGGAAGGTGGTGTCTCCTGGTGTGCCGGTCCGGCTGTTCAGCGTGACCCCCACAAACGTGCCTGCGGAGTCGTAGAAGCTCACCTGCACAAGGCCGTACCGGTTAGGCCCATAGATTTGCGGGGACAGGTCAGTCACAAAGATGGCTGCCTTGCCGATGCTGGATGAGTCGAACTCCACGGCGTGGTAGACGACGAACGAATCCCAGGTGTAGCCGGACGGCCTGGCACCGGCGTCCCACGGTGAGGACCGGTGCCAATACGTGAGTATTTCGGTCGTGGTCAGCGTGTGGACCGTGACTGGCAGCGTGATGTTTCCTGGCGGGAACGAGGTGAACGAGAAGCCGAACCCAACCCGCTCCGGGACGATGTCGTCAACTGCCGAAGCGGCACCAAGTGGCGCGTTCTCCACGCCCAGCGCCACATCGTCACCGACGTAGGAACCTGCCGGTGTGGTGCCGACACCGACCAGGTCACCTTCCATCGGCCAGTAGGCCACCAGGCCTGTGGCCATGTCACCAACCAGCATGGCCCTACGCAGCGCGGACCATGCTGGCTTCGTCGTGCCGGGAGCGTTCAGCCGGCGCATGATGCCGTTGGCGGTGATAGGCGCCCAGACGTCGTTGCCGTCAACAGACCAGCGCTGAGGCCAGGACTCCACCTCCCCGCAGAAGCGGTAGGCAGCCCCGCTGACGGCTGGACTGGCGACGGAGACTCGGATCGGTGTGTTGCGCCCGATCAGCCCGTACAGCGGGGACATGGGGTTGCGGGGGCTGTACGTGCCGCCAGTGTTCTTGATTGTCAGCTGCAATGTGGATGGCGGGATGCGGGAAGACTCATCCGGCCGTCCCCGGGTGATGGTGATGGAGTCCCGGGTGAGTACGTCGCTGGTGATGTCATGCCAGGCGCCGGAGTAGTACAGCTCCACGGTGGGATTGGTCGCGGCCACGGCTACCGCCCGAACGCAACCTGGACGTTGCCGCCCCGGACCTTGACGGCACGACTGATCATCATGGTCAAGAAGTCGTCTGTGTCCCGCCCGCTGGATCGGATCTCCAGGACCACGTTGTTGGACTGTCCGGCTGGGGTGACCGTCTCACCGGCCTGGAGTACGGCCAGGATCTCCTGACCCGGCGAGCCGGGGACCACGCCACCGCTGTGGAACCTGGGCAGTTGCGGTGCCCCAACGGTGTTGCCACCGATCAACGGAACCCACGTTGGCACCGTCCACTGGAGCTTGCCCACCGTGGCGTTCCATACGTCGGAGATCGCGTTGAAGGCAGTCTTGTACGGCCACAAGATGATGTTGGCCAGGGTGCTGAACGCCGCCTTGATCGCGTCGGGGATGCCGGTGACCACGTTGACGATGCCGTCAACGATGGTCTTCCACAGGTCACCAAACCACGTCGTCTTGGTGGCCACCAGCACGATGGCACCGATCAGCAAAGCGATACCCGCAACGATCAAGCCGATGGGGTTGGCCGTCAGGGCAGCGTTCAACAGCCACTGGACCGCCGTCCAGGCGGTGGTGGCCGCCTTGACGACACCCATCTTGATGGCGGCCAGGCTGGTCACCGTGGTCAGCAGTTGGACGCCACCGATCACCGTGAACAGCACCGGAGACAGGGCCTGCAACCGTTCCGCCCACACCTGGATGCTGGTTGGCGGGATCGCTTCCCGCTGCGCCTCAGACAGGGCCACCTGAGCATCGCGGACGTCAATGGCGCTTTGGGCCAGGTCCAAATTGGACTGGTTGGCATCCTCCGCCGCCTGGGTGGCGTCCAGCTGCGCCTGGGCCAGATCTTCGTTGGCCTGCTTCAAATCCAGCTGCGCCTGCCGGGCTTCGATGCTGCCGGAACCGAAGTCAGCAACAGCCGCGTTGTAGTCGACCTGGGCCTGCTCCGCGTCCAGCATCGCCTGCTCGACGTCCAAGCCGGCCTGGACCGAATCCCGCTGAGCCTGGTTCAGGTCCAGCTGCGCCTGACGGGCGTCGGCCAGGGCCTGAGTCATGTCCTGCGCGGCCTGGGCCACCTCAACCTGGGCGCGTGCCAGCTTGTCCGCACGGATGGCGCCGTCCCGCGAAAGGTCGGTGACGGCCTTGATTCCGTCTCCCAGCTGGGACACGCCGTTGGTGAGGAACACGGCGGCACTGGTCACCTTGGCCCAGGACGCGGCCATCTTGTCCGACGACTTGCCAACACCGTCAGACATCTTCTGGGCGCTGGTGGTGGCCTTGGCGGTTTCCTTCTCAAGCTGACTGGCGTCACCAACCATCGTCAGCCGCACGACACTACCCACCGGTGACCTCCCGTCGCCGGTCCGCTGCGTCCTGAGTCAGGAACTCACGCCGGGCAGCGAAGTCCGCCTGCAAGCCAGCACGCCGGGCAACGGTGAGCAGCGCCATGTCCAGCGCGCGCTGGACCTCGTCCTGCTTCTCAGCGAACGAATGCCAGAAGTACCGGCCGTTGCCGACCGGCTTACCCAGCCACTTGCGGTACACGGAGCCAGTTCCGCGCCCTGACCGTCCACGCCCAACCCAGCCACCGAAGTCCAGCCACTTCCAGTACGGGACGTCGTCACCGGCGCGGATCTCCACCCGGCGCTGGTCGGCACGTAGCTTCGCTGACCGCTTGGCCCGGCCAGTCCGCACCGGGATTTTCGGGATGGCGTCCTGGTAAACGATGTTGCCCACACCTTTGAGCGCGATGCGTAGAGCCTTCGGCGCGTCGGCTTCCAGCTGCTTCAACGCCTGCTGGAACTGAAGGAGGCCAACGACTTTGATCGTTTCCGGGACCGCCATCGTTTACCCCCTCCGCTTCATCGCTAGTTCCTCGCGCTGGGCCTTGCGTCCGAAGTAGACAGACCACCTGATGTATTCGTCATGGGAGATCCGGGTCCGGAGTTCCCCCACCGTCATCCCCAGCTTCAGTGCCAGGAAGAAGTCGAAACTCGCTCCCTGGGTCGGCCTCGAAATCCTCGTAGGCCGTCTTGTTCGCGCCTTCGAACATGCCGGACAGGCGGCCGATGGCGGCGGTCACCGCGTCCATCTCGCCACCGACCGACACCCGCTGCCACTGCTTGACTTCGGCTTCGGTCATCTGCGGATCGACCATCCCCAGCGAGACAGTCACCTGCTCCATGACCAGGGCGCCTTTGGCTTGCACGGCCTGAAGGTGGATGACCTCATGCCGGGACAGTCCCCGCACCCGGACAGTGCCTAAGCCGGGCACGTCCACGTCCGCTTCCGGGAAGCCGGAACCGGTGTCGGCACGTCGGGCCAGGAGCGCTGCCTTGTCGACGGTCACCGGTTACGCGCCCTGCGTTGTCCGGGTGACCGATCCAGACACCTGGAAGTCCGCGCTCCAGGTGACGTAGTCAGCAACCGGGCTGGTTTCGACGAAGCCGGTAAGCAGCGCGTTGAAGGTCTCTTCAGGCTTGCCGGAGCCGGTGCCTTCCACACGACGGGTGACGCTCACCAACTGCTCCCCGGTGGCGGACATCAACGGTCCGAAGATGGCGCGTGGACCGGCGGTGGTGGACGTGTCGTACTTGCCGCCGCACGAGAACGAGTGGTTGGTCAAGCCGCCGCCGTACACGTGCCCGTCCTGGCCGTAGGTGGTCAGGTCGTGGCTGTCGCGGACATAGTTGAACGCTGACGTGTCGCAGTACGGGCTGATGTCGTGGGCGCCGGTCGGTGCTGGCGACAGCGTGGTGACGGAGATGTATGTGTTCTTGCCATGGATGGCGCTCACGGTGTTGCTCCTTGCCCGGCAATGTCCAATGTGAACAGAGCCGCTAGATAGGTGACGTCCCCGACCGAGATCTCACCGAAGGTGGCGTCCATGACCCGGATGGCCTCAAACGCCGTATAGGTGCCGGACTCCAGCACTGCCTTGATGGCGGACGTGCCTGACCCGCTGGTGTAGGTGGACAGCGCGGACCAGGCCGACGCGACATCCGTCCGGCCCACCACCAGCCACAGCCGCACGGACAGCTGGTCCAAGCCACGGCCGTAGGTGGCGTCATAGGTGACCGCGTCTGGCCACATGAGCGCTGCCGGTGGGGTGATGGCGTCCGGCGGGTAGGCGTAGGTCTGTAGCCCGCTGATGGTGGCCAGCTGGGTGGCCAGTTGGCTGAAGACGTTGGCGAGGATCATGCCGCCGCCCACCAACGGACGTACGGGGTTAGGACAACGGCAACGTCTGGGTCCACTTTGGCCAGGAGCCGTAGCTCGCTGCCCAGTTGCGGACTTCCAGCCACACCAAACGGTGCATCGTGGCGCTTGAACAGCCGGTTGGCCTGGAGCAGGGTTGCCTCCTGCACGGCATCGGGCACGGACGCCCATCCCCACCGGGCGGTGATGGTGACTTCATCCCTTGCGCCGGTTGGGGTGTAGGTGGACGCAGGGTCGACGATGGTATGGGTGTATGGCCGACCCTGCGCCACGGCGTTGGCCGGCTTCAACGCGTACGCGTCGATGACGCCGGACTCTGTCTCGATGCTGAAACCGGTCACCGGCGCCATCACGTCGTCGTGCCAGACGACCCAGCGGCACTGCCGGCGGTCCCATTCGGCTGTGTAGGAACGCTCTTCCGGAGCGTCCACCAAACCGAACTGCCGGTTGCAGAACTGGTCTACAGCGCGGGAAGCGGCAGCGATGGCCAGATCCAGCCAAGCGTCATGGTCCGACACACTGATGGCGGCAAACGCCTTCAACTGTGTCGGTGTGACGTAGCTCGGAGCCCAGGCCATCGCTGCCGCCGCCTTACGCCTTCAGGACCACGTACGCGGAACGGTTCTGGATGTTGCCGTCCGCCCGCTCCCAGGCCACGTACTCGACCTGGCCGTAGTTGGCCCGGCTGTAGGGGTTCACGATGATCTGGAGTTCCTGAACCCGGCGAATCACGTAGGACTCACGAAGGTCACCCAGGATCAGGCAGTTCCGGCCGGAGCCACCAGACGCAGCAGGCATCATCTGGTCGATCACCACCGGGTATCCCAGAAGCTGCTTCTCCGGACGCCCACCGATGCCAGACGACGCCTGGTCGAAGATCAGCGGACGCTGTGCACCATCGATCAAACCGCGGATCCCGACCCAGGTTGCCTTGTTCATGACCCACTTGGCGTTCTGCTCATACGATGGGTCCAATGTGGATTCCAGATCGAGCAGGTCGTCATAGTCGATCGTTGGCGGGGAGTCGGCAGTCTCGTTCTGAGTCAGGCCGGAGTGGCAGATTCCGTATGGCAGCGTCGTGCCGCCGCCCTGGCACCAGTCAAGCGCCTGCTTGCGAGCGATGCGGGTACCCAGCGCCCGAGACACCATGCCGGCCACGTCAAACGCGCTGTCCTGCAACAGCTCCACGGACACGCGCAGCGGGTCCTGGCCGGTGCCCTGGCTGGTGTACTTGAACGCGCCCAGCGTCACGGTGCCGAATGTCAGGTCCGCGCCAGCGGCGAACTGGCTGCCCTCAGTGGTGATGCTGCCGGAGTTGGCGGTGTCGTCCAGGCTTGGGTACTCCACAGTGGAGCCGTTGCCGGTGCTGAACGAGTCGACTTCAGCGGCCAGACCGCCGTACGCCTTCTGAACCTCCACCAGCTTCTGGCGGAAGCCCGGCGGGACCATGTACCCACCGGCGGAGTCCGACGTGGACTGAGCCCGAAGTTCAGCAATGTCCTGGTTGGCCGTACCGGTCCGGAGGTAGTGCTCAAAGGCACGCTCCAGGCCGTTGTCTGGCTTGGCCGCCGCCACGTGCACGTGGCTACCGGGAACCGGTGTCGTGTACGCGGTCTGGCGAGCCCGGATCTCAACGTTGCGACGGGCAACGGCCAGATCCTTTTCCAGCTGCTCGTAGCGGCTGGCCTGCTCATCCGTCAGCGGCTCAGCGCCGGCCTGGTCAATGATGGCCTGGAGCGCAGCCAAGATCTCTTCTACAGTCATGCTCACCCCTCCCGAGGTGCACTCGGGCGCGATGGCGAGCCCGGATCATCTGCTCCCGACCGGATGGCCGCGAGAAGTCGTAGTGGCGCAGGGACACGTCGGTCCCCGGATATGCCGGGAAGGTCACCGGCGACACGTCGATCAGCTCCTCCACGGACAGGTGAGTCCGGATCTGGCGGCCGTCCACGTTGGACCATTCGTCCTTGCCGGGGATGAACCCGAAGCTGGCGCCGGTCAGGTCCCCACGCGCGACCAGGGCGCGTAGGTCGGCGCCGTAGCTGGTGTTCGGTAGGTCGACCTCGAAGGCCAGGCCGTCACCGTCGACCTTCAGCCGGAGCGTGCCCGCGCTTTGGCGGCCAAGGAGCATGCTCGGGTCGTGGTTCAACAGCGCCCGGACGTCGGTGTCTGTGCGGTCCAGGACGCTGTTGAAGGCGCCGGGATCCATGCGCTCGTAATGGCCCGGGAGCTTGGCCAATTGGCCGAAGACGCTGGCGTGACCGCGAAGCGTGGAACCGTCCAACGTGGACCGGGTCTGGACCGAGAAGCGCGTGATCATGCGGTCACCGCCGCCGGCTCAGCGGCAGCTGGTGCTGGCTCGCTGCCGGCCAGGACGTCCCCGCCGGGGAGCGGGTCCATGTTCCGGATCTTGCGGGCCTCGTTCACGGTGAGAAGGCCTGCGTCAACCTGCTTGATCAACAGGTCGATTTCTTCCGCCGGGGAACCGCGCTCAAGCCCCGCGAAATCGAATTCGACGAACCGGGGTGCCGGGAGCAGCCGGGACAGGCGCTCCTCGATGCGCTTGGCCCAGGGCGCCAAAACGGTCCGGGACAGGCCACGGTTCTGTTCAGCGACGCCACTGCCCCAGCTGGTCTGCTTGTCGGTCTGCATCAGCGCATGCGGCGGAATGCCGAAGATTCGGGCGATCTCTTCGATTTGGAAAGCGCGACTTTCAATGAACTGGGCGTCTTCCGCGCTCATGGTCCATGGCGTAAATGTCAGACGCTTGTTGAATACCGCGATGGTGGCCGCATTCTCGATGCCGGCCACCTTCCGGTCCAAACCGTCTTTGATCAGCTTCGCTTCGTCTTCGGTGATATCCGAATCGTTGGGCGTGACAATGCCGGAGATCATGGCGCCGTTGCCGAACATCCTGGCCGCCGCCCGGTCACCGGCAATGGCAGTGCCGAACGCTTCCCGGGCCACCGTGATTGGCGAGAGTCCCCGGATTCCGTCTGTCGACAAGGCCGGGATGTGAGTCATTGTGGTGCTGTCGAAAGTCCGGCGGGTGCCGTCGGCCATGGTGACGCTGAAAACTTTGAACCCGTCCGGAGTGACGTCCACGCTCACACAGAACGGGTGCACCGGAGTCAGTGCCGCGATGCCGCCGCCGCCGTTGCGGACGTGGGCCAGGAATACGTTCCCGTGAATCAGCAGATGGACCAGGACGGTTTCGGTCCACTCGAATGGTGTAGGGCCATCGGGACCACCAGGGTCATCCAGAAACGAATTGACCCGGGTCCGGACTCCGTCGACGTCGCGCAGGGTGCGAAGCGGGAGCTGGGCAACTGACTGGCTAATGAGGCTGACCGCCCGCCAAACAGCCGTCAGTCCCAGGGCTGAATACTCCCCAACGGACACACCCGAATAAGGGGGTGCGGCAACTCCGAAGTAACTGGCAAGCGCTGGGTCCGCAATCGAAACCGTGCGCTTTTCCTGGCGACGCCAGAATGCCACGTAGCAACTATAACGTGAAAAGTAATCGGTGTTAACTTAAGGAAGTGGCCCTTTCTGGAAACGCTCGTAGGCGCCAAGAGCGCTACGACCCGGGGCCGTGGACACAATGGCGCGGACTGTCACTCCCAGCCCGCGCTATCCGCTTCATGGAAACCTATTGCCGGCCGCCAAAAGGGTACGGACATGGCCAGCCAATGGTGCTCGCACCATTCCAGAAGGATTGGCTGGAAGAGATCCTGGCGGATGGCGTATCCAGCGCGGTGATGTCATGCCCGCGCGGACAAGGGAAGTCCACGCTCCTAGCCGGACTGGCGGTGTGGGCCACCTTTGATGAATCGGATTCCGGTGCGCCGCAAGTGCCGATCGTGGCGACCAGGACCCAACAGGCGGTTCGGAGCGTGTACGGCGTCGCCGTGAGCATGGTCAAGACGGAACCGGAGCTTGCCGACAGGTCGATCATTTACACCGCGATCGGAACCCACCGGTTCGTCGTCGATGGCACCGGCGGTGAATGTTTCCCGATGGCGAATGGCGTGGACGGGCTCCAGGGCCTGGACCCGTCGCTGGCGATCATGGACGAGATCGGCTTCCAGCCCATTGAGTCCTGGGATTCCATGCTCTTGGCCAGCGGAAAGCGGAGCCGGTCGCTGGTGGTTGGGATCGGTACGCCCGGCCTGGACCGAGACAACGCGCTGTGGCAGTTGCGCCTGGGCTGGCACGAAGCCGGCGGGGACATCCCCGGCTTCCGGTTCGCTGAACACGCGGCTCCGGACGGCTGTGACCTGACTGACGAGTCAGCGTGGCGGCGGGCCAACCCCGCGCTGGACGCTGGCTACCAGAACATCGAGGCGTTGCGCACGGCCGTGAAGCTGAGCCCGGAGTCGCATTTCAGGATCTTCCATTTAGGACAATGGATCGATGGAACCGACAACTGGCTAGGACCGGACGGACGCAGGGTCTGGGACGCACTCACCGATCCGTACCAGCTGGTCCCTGGAGCCCGAACCTGGGTCGGCGTGGACATCGGGCTCAAGCGTGACTCCACAGCCGTAGTCGTTGGTCAGCGGCGGCCAGACGGGCGCCTACACGTGAAGGCCAGGATCTGGCTGCCACGCAGCGATGAGGCCATAGACCTGTCCGACATCATGCGGCACCTTCGGCAGCTAGACGCTGAGTACGACGTTGAAGCCATCGCCTTCGATCCGCGCCTGTTTGAACTTCCGGCGCAGATGCTTGCGGACGAGGGACTGTCCATGGTGGAGTTCCCGCAGAGCCAGGAGCGCATGACGCCGGCCTTCGGATCCCTGCTGGAGTCGATCAAGCGCGGGGAGTTGAGCCACGACGGGGACACGGCGTTCTCGACACAGATCTTGAACGCGGTGCCCAGGTTCAGCGAGCGCGGATTCACCCTGGCCAAGGGACGGTCACGCGGCAAGATAGACGCGGCCTACGCGTTGGGAATGTGTGTCAACCGCGCACAATTCACAGCTCCGCCGCGACAGCCGCTAGTCGCGCTGTTTTAGTACATATGTTGTACGAAAAACTTTCGC